TTCTTGATTGGGTGTAGCAGTGTACTTATATGTTCTCTTAACATCCTCTTTGAAAAGTTTGTCTATAGATCTAAAGTTAAAAGAATCTCTTGTCTCATAGAAGAAGTAACCTGCTGCACCACCTACAGTATTGCTACCACCACCACCTGATGACTCTGCTTTTGGAACAGACCTAGATGCTAACCAAGTGCAGACATAAAGAGGTTTCCTATCATTACCTATGAATCTATAATTGAATGATGTTTCATCTGTATTAATTTTAGCACCCTTGAATTGATTATTAATAATAGTAGATACATGTGTAGAGATAGGAGCATCTTTGTATGCTCTTACAACTCTTGTTTGTTCATTGGCAAAGTAATACTTGGATGCAAAGTCAAGAAAGTAAAGATTCTTTTGAGTGGTAGAACTAGCATTTCTAATTCTGTTGACATACAACTCCAACTTCAAAGTCTCACCATAAAAATCCTGTACTTCTACATCCAGTCTCTCACCACCTCTGATAGGAAGTCCATCAAGAATTGTACCTTCTTTGACCCCACCATGTCCAGTCTCAATACATACAGCAGTGGCAGTTATCACATTTGATAAGACACTCTCATAGTATGAGAAGTCTGTTACCATAGGGGATATGTCAACTGCAACTCCTTGATTGGAGGTCAGTTGCATTCTCTTGATAGTTGATGCCCTAGATGAAGTATCTGCCATTAACCTTGCTTATACAGGAAAGCTTTTAATCTTGCTTTATGGTAACTATTTAACACGTCTATTGTAGAAGCACCACCACTAGATGATCTACCACCACCCATTATAACTGGTTGTGATTTCTGTTGTGCTGGTAAAGGAATGTAGATAACTTCCTCACCATTGGCACCCTCATAACTTGCATATGAATTCACTCCACCACCATGAGAACCACCCATATCTCTTGTCACTGTAGCAGCACTTGGAGTGCCAGAAGATCCTGGTTGTGTCTCAGAATCACGTCCACCAGCAGTAGGACCAGCACCTGGTGCAGATCTTCTAACAGTTGTAAATTCAGCAACAGTGTTTGATTGAGCAGCAGATATCTTACCAATCTCAATCATACTCAAATATGGAGTGGGGTCAATGTTTTTATTATTGACTCTTACTTCATAATGAAGGTGAATATCATTTGGATTACCAGCAGTTCCAGTATTACCAATTTCACCAATGACTTGTCCTGGCATATACTTATCACCTTTCTTAACCATAAACCTTGCCAGATGCATAAAGACATATTCTTTTGATGGATCATCCTGGTCAGCAATGAATATTGCTTTGCCTGCTCCTATACTATTTCCATCAGGAGTGCCAACATAAGTTACTTTGCCAGGTCTCTTCAATGAAACACCATACCCAGTCTGACCATTTGTTCCTATGTCAATACCTTGGTGCATTCTACCCCATCTCATTCCATAACCACTAGTCTTACCAACACGACCTGTGCCACCCTCTGCTGCTGTCCTAGAGAAATCACTGAATGCTACCTTATTGGTAAGGATAGCTTCACCTGCTTTCAACTCTCTGGAGATAGTCTGTGGTGTTGTAGATACTTGAGATTTTCTAGCAGTGGATGACAGTGGACCTGCTGTTGCTCCTGCCTGTGCCATCTGAATGGTGAATCCCTCACCAGTTCCCAGATAATTTTTAGCAGCAACACTCAAGTCTAACATATGATTTGATGAGTGTCCTGCCACACCTGGACCCACATCATTGACTCTAATGATAGCACTCTTCCCATCTTTGTTTGTCACCAACAGGAAAAATGGTTTCTTAAGTGTTCTTCCACCACGGAATCCTCTGGCAGGTACAGTCATTGATGCTGGCAGTTTTGCCAACAGTTCAGGGAATGCAGCAGCAGAGAATACTTCTGGTTTATATCCCTCACCTGTAGAAGTAGCAGGAAGTCCATCAGCAGTCTTATATCCACTGGCATTGATGCCACCCAGTGATGGGTCATAGAATGTTGTCTTTGCGTTTGTGATCATCAGATCACCTGTGGCACTACCTGAACCTGTTGTTTGAGGTGACTGTGGTGTCTGTGGTGCTTCTTCAGTTTGTGTATTATCAACTCCAGTGCCCTTGTCCATCAGAACATTGCCTGATGCAGTCACATCAGTTGGAGGGAAGACAACATATTTTAAAATATCAAATGCTTTCATAAATTTTTTATCTATTGAATCAAAATTGAGAGGATTCAATAATCCAGCAAAATCACCTCCCTTTTCCAACATTCTATTCCACACACCACTGAAGTAATCTTTTACTTTATTAAATCCACCCAGGAAATCATCTCTGACTTTCTTGGCAACCCCTGTGATTGGTTTGCCTTTGAATAAGTCATAGAATAATTCACCACCATACTCACCAATCAATCCACCCAGAAGTGTACCAACAATTGGAATTGGAATCAATGAACCAAGTGCTTCACCAAGACCTGTACCCACTGCTTTGAATAGTGTTTTAGTTGGTGGGTCACCAGCCATCAAAGATGCCACAGCTTCAATGATAGGACCAATAATTGGAATCCTAATACCCCTTGCTACCTTTGCTAGGTTCTTAAAGAGTGGACCAGCACCTTGTACTAATTTCTTTCCTGCTGCTCCTAAGAAACCAAAGGTTCCTTTTACTGCTCTACCAAGTGGTGACTTTGCTAAAGTTCTACCAGCTAATCTAGCATCAAATAACTTTCCTGTCAGGAAGTTTCTACCTCTCTGAAGCATCATTTGGAAAGCTTTGAAACCACCTTTGACACCTCCACCTGCAAGTTTGCTTAGATTTTGTAGAGCAATTTTGGCACCATTCTTTGCAGCATTGAATATGTACTTGAATGCATTCTTACCAAAGTCAAGAATTGCTTTACCTAACTTTTTCAGACCAGTGCCAATTAAATTACCAACACCCTCGAGTATTTTACCAATACCTTTGATAACAAGTTTTGGTCCAGCAAATGTAAGTTTTAGTAGAGCTCCTATTCCTTTCAACCCAAGTCTGAATGCACCAGCAAATGCCTTGAATCCAAAAGTTATTCCTCTGAAGAACAGATAAGCATTATTTTTTATCATCTCAAATGCTTTGAGAATCTTATCAAGATTTTTCATTAAGAACAGAAGTAATCCACCAAGAAGAACATTCTTGAGGAAGTTCATTATACCAAACTTACCACTAACAGCACCCAGTGTGCCACCAACTAACCCTGCTCCCCTCTTACCTGCTTCAAGGATTGCTTCTCTTTTTCTTTTTTTCTCCCTTGCTGCTTCTTTTCTATCCTCTTTTGACTGTGCCAAGTCATTAGCATATTGCCTTGCTAATGCTTCTTTGATTGCTTCAGATGTATTAACTAGATTTTCTACAGTAGAATTAATTTTAACAAAACTAGTACCACCACCTTTGACTATTGCTGATGATGATGTTTTAGATGTGGTGGGTTTTGCTGTTGCTGTTGTAGACCCAACACTTCTTGCCAGGGCACCACCCTTACTTTTTACAAGTGCTCCACCTTTTTTCTTTTTTCTAGATATAAATGATTTTGCTCTGTCTTTAAGTTTTTCCTTTGCTTTCTTCTTAGCAAAATTCTTAGCAGCACCAATCGCTTTCTTCTTCAAAGCAGACTTTGCTGTCTGCTTCAGTAATAATTTTCCTATTGCTAATAGTGGAGCTGCCATCTACTTAACCTGCTATATTATAGATTGATTTAACAACAAGAGAATCAAAATTATTAGGGTCAGAGGCAGAGATTGCTGGAACAACTGTTTGTGCTGCCTGAGACAATGAGTTGGGTTGAGCCCCTTGGTCAGTGCCTTGTGGTGGCAAGTACTTCACTGTCACTTTTCTACCTGTTGGAGTACCAACAGGTGATGTTGCTGCTGATGCTGATGGTGCAGCAGTTGATGCTGGAACTGGTGTTGGTGTAGAACTTCCTGTAACACCACCACCATGCTCCTCAGGATTTGTGACAGGAGCAGAGATACCAGTCATAAAAGACTTAATCTTTGCTCTCATCTGATTTCCACCTTCAGACCTTACCTGTTGTGTAGAGAAGAAACCACCAGGATGATTGTATGCACCTTTAGAAAGTGTATCTAAATCCCATCTTTGAACTGGTGATGACAACTTACCTGTTTTGACAGCATGTCTCTCCCACTCACCATGGGTCCATACATTCTTATCTACATCAGAAGAACTTTGACCATATGCTTTCAATAAACCTGCTGCTTCTTTTGCCATAGCAGTTGTTTGAGCATTGGTGAGAGGATTTTCTGCCCAACCTCTTTTCTCATCATAATAACTAGCTGACATACCCTGGTGACCCATAGCAGCAGCTGCCAGTCCTACTGAATTACTATTAGCACCTGCTGTATGCTCACTCTTATCTGCTCCATAATTTACAGTTGTACTTGCTGGTTTTCCAGTGCCACTGAATGTCTGATGATAAGGCAAACCACCAGTAGAGTTATGGAAACCACCACTCCAATGAAGGAATACCTTTCTTTGCTTTGGATTGGAAGGACTGCCTGGTGAACCACCTACAAGACCACCACCAGAGAATCCTTGAATTCCTGCTTTACCCATCTTGGGTTTGTTGGTTCCACCACCAGCAGCATTCATTGAGGCAAGAGTATCTGCACCAAAAGTCTGGACAGCAGACTTACTCATAACAAACTCACCAGGTTGCAGTGCTGTGAGTTGAGTGTCTACACCCATCCCTCCAATCTTAATACCTGAGCGAGGTGATACTCCACCACCTCCAGACATACCCTTAACATTTAAATTTACAACAGGTCCACCACCTGACATACCAGATGTTGGTTCAGTGCCACCTTCAATCAGAGGTATGTGTGGGATGTCAGGAACATCAACCCCAACATACTTTCCATCATCTGGTTTCTCATCTGGTATATTGTTAAGTGGTTTGTCACCAAATATTTTAAACAATGCTAATGCTTCATTCAGTTTATCTTCCAGTCCATTAGCACCATCATGGATTACACCAAGCATAAAATTGAATGGCGCAAAAATCCCATCAACTAAATTCTGTACTGTTTCATTAATACCAGTGATGATACCATTCATCCACTTAATGATACCATTTATCATATCAATGAATGGTGCCAGTGCCTTCTTAGGATCCTTAAGGAACTTCATCAACCATAAGAGAGCACCACCAAGCAGGACATTCTTAAAGAAGTCCATTATCATATCAAATAAACCTTTGACAGGTTTAACTGCTTTAGCAACAGAACCCTGTGCTTTCTTTATAGACTTCTCTTCTAACTTTGATTCTCTTGATTTCTTTCTTTCCCTCTCATCTGCCTTTCTCTCTTTATTATCTGCCTTCTTCTCTAGTTTTGTTTGCTTGTTAATGGTGGTGAGAATAGAAGTCATATTCTCATTCAGTTTTGAAAGAGAAGGTGCAAGCATCTTCATCTGCTTGTCATCTTCTTCCTCTTCCTGCACATCCTGTTTGACATCAACTTGCTGCTTAGGTACAGCAGTTGCTGTTGGTTTAGTTTTTGTTGTGCTTTTTTTAGTTTGATTAGTGAACTTAGTATAATTTACTTTTGCTTTTTTAGTCTTTACTTTGAATCTACCTGCCTTTCCTTTTACTCTCTTGAATTCATTAGTAATTAATTCTGTTTCCTCTGTGGGAATCTCACTACCAGACATCCTGGCAGCCATCATCTTCTCCTTCAGGAGAGTCTTGTATGTATCATAATCAATATCAACTACATCTTCCAACCCCAGCATTCTTAATATTCTAGGGTCAATATCCTCATCACCTAATTGTTCTTTTTTCTTCTCTGCTTTCTTAGGAACAATAGCAAGCGCAGAAGATTTAGAAGACTTGTTGCCTCTGATACTATTCAAAAGATCTTCTAAACCTTCTGGGATTTCATCCATTTACTTTCTTGCTTTTGCTTTTTGTTCTTCATCATCTAAATGATTTCTTAACAGACTCACATACACATCACGTTCCCAAGGCATCATATTTTCAATCTCTGTCAATGAGTATTTATGGTACTGTATCAAGGAGAAATTGAGTTTATAATAACTCTCAAGGTCCATGTGTGCCATCCCTATGCGAAAAAACTTGACAGTCCCTCCAGCACTACTGTGCTCTTTTGTTTGGTGACAGGGTTGGTTACATCAAGTGTATGAGATAGTTTAGGCATAGTATTGAAGAAACTTTCAATTGACTTAAACTGAACAGAGTTCATCTGCTCCAAGAACTCAACAACCTCACTCTTACTTACATCATCAGTGGACCATACTTCTTCTTGTGAATAGATTTTATCAATACAAGTAGCAATCAATTCAAAAGACTGGTCAATATCAGTCTTCTCCTCAAAGTCAAAGTTATTCTTGATGAACTGGTCCAGTGATGGGTATCTCATCTCCATCATCAGATTGTCATCAATCTTGATTTGTTTGGTGTGCCCTTCACCTTCCTGAACCTGAATATCATCCAGATTAATCTTCACAGGAATCTCAGTCTCTCCATCATCAGGCGCAATGATATTGACAGAGACTTCCTCACCAACAGACTTACCTCTGATGTTTAGGAACAAGTATTCAATATCAAAGATGGGGAGTTGCTCTACCTTAACCCCTCTAGTTTGAATACATTCTTTGATGACAGTTCTAATAGCATCAGTAATTTGTTTTGTGTCCTCACTCTCCAAAGCAAGAACCAGAAGTTTTTCTTCCCTAACTAGAAATGGTCTAAACTTAACTGTCTTCTTTGTTGAAGGAAGTACCAACTCATATGTTGGGGCAGAAATCTTTGGTAAAGGCATAATATCCTATGACAAGTTCAGTGTTTTTATTTATTAGGCTATATTGGAATTGATTTGATTCAGTTCAGAGAAAGTTCCAGCACCAGTTAAGGTTCCACCACCAGTATCTGCTGCCAGACTTTGTTCAAAATCACTTTGGGATTGTCTGATTTGAGTAGGAGTTTTTGGTGGGACAGATGGGTCAGCAGGAGTTACAACACTTCTAGCACTAGCAACTGATCCAGATGGACCTGTACCTGATCTAGAAATTCTTCCCACAACTTTTCTCTCTCTCACATATCTAGTGTAAGACATATCTACACTATATCTTAACACATCAGCAGCACCATATGCTACTGGTGTTTGTTGAACTGCTACTGGGAAAGCATCTACAAAAGTATATTCTAAGTATGTACCAGTGGCATCTTTCTCATACTTAGCAATACTCATATCTGCCTTATAAGATTCAGGGTAGTTTAATTGATACCCATTATAAGGTGCAAGTTTAAATTTACTTCTTGATCTCTCAGGTGTTGTTCCCACTCCTGTAATAAAATCAATCCAAGTATCAAAGAACTCAATAGTATTGTAGTCTCTATCCACATAGAAGACCAATGACAATACTTCATCATAGATTCTTCTGTATGCCATCTTCTCTGACACACCCCTGTAATCAGCAGTGACATCAACAGTTGCTAATGATGTGCCAGGAAGTGATGCTTCAGCACACATCATTTCTAATGTTGCTCTATCTTGTAATGAAGAAAATTTCCTAGCTGCTAGCAAACTATTAACACCACCAGGGATGGTATTGAATTTGACAGTAAACTCATTTGTCTGAGCAACTCTCATAAATTTTGCTTTCAAGGCACTGGTGCCTATTCTAGTTGGTTTTGCGCCTGCCATCTATCACTAAATAGACTTGATTACTATTACTATGTATGGCTGAAAGTATCAAATCTATTTTCAAGCCCTCCAATCCCCAGAAATATCAGGGGAATCCCAACAATATTATATGTCGTTCCTCCTGGGAAAGAAAATTTTGCAATTATTGTGATACAAATCCTTCTATTATAAGGTGGGCATCAGAAGAATTTAGTATTCCATATGTCTCTCCTGCTGATGGTAAGGTTCATAGATATTACCCTGACTTCCTTATTGAAGTCAAGGAAACAAGTGGTAAAATTAAGAAGTATGTTGTTGAGGTAAAACCAAAGAAGCAAACACAAGAACCAAAGAAACCAAAAAGAATCACCAAGTCATACATCTATGAGGCAACCACCTATGCTGTCAACCAAGCAAAGTGGAAAGCAGCAAGTGAGTTCTGTCTAGACAATGGTGTTGAGTTTAAAGTAATCACAGAAGATGAACTTGGCATCAAGCAGTATGGAACAAGAAGAGTATCTAGAAAACGCAGAAAATAGATTAGAGTATGTGGTTGATGACATCATCAATAGACCTACTGCTGATGATAGAATGCTTGCTCTCCTTGAGGTTCTTACAGAGGTAGAAGTTGTACCTGATGTTGGAAGATACTATACCTTCATATATCAACCCAAGACACCTAGAATAAG